GGACGACCAGCTTCGAGTAGTGGGCTTGGGGGCGCGCAGCGCCCAGCACCAACGTCGGCATGCAGGTCTACAACGCCGATGGCTCTGTGCAGTGGGACATGAGCAGCCGTCCGCTGCGAATGGCAGGTCTGGTGGATATGACTGGGGCCAGACCTCCGGTGCCCAGCGAGATGTCCAACGAGAATATTCTGACAGGTGATCTGGTAAACGGGCCCGGCGATAATCTTGCCTACCTGCTGTCCGATATCGGCATGTGCCACGATGTCTACGCCATGCCGAGTGGCAATCCCACCATTCGCACCAACATGCGCTACATGGCCGCTATAAGCACGCCGACCGCATCGCAACTGCGCATCAACTTCTGCAGGCGGGCCGCCAATCGTCAGCGGTCCCTGAGCGGAGCGTCCTATCAGACCTTCGCCTCGCGTCTGCCGAGCTTTGTACTGGCAGCCTATACCTACTGATGTGCCTCAATCGACCCGGGCGGCCATTTGAGCCGCCCGGCCCCTTCCCGTAGACTGCGCCCCTTCCACGCTCCCCGACGACGCACTGCAGTGATCACGCCACCCTGACCCTTGCCGCCCCTCGGCAGCCGGCCCAACCGGCTCAGGAACCCGCGTCTTTCACTGCAGCGCCACGTGGCCTCGCCCGCGTGTGCGCGGAGTTTTCCCATGCAAACGTCTTATCCCCTGCGCCAGCAATGGCTCGGCAACCTCCGTGGTGATCTGCTGT